TGAAAGTGTGATACCGCTTCACACCGGCCTCGAATTCGGCTTGCAGGGCGATGGAGGCCTGCGGCGCGCCGGAGAAGATCGCGCGGTCGAAGCGGTCATCGCCGTTCAGGTAGTTCTGCAGCTTGTTCGGGTTTTCTTTCACGGCGGAATCGGCCTGGTACAGCCGCCCAAACGCCTGGGCCTCTGGCTCCGTCAGCTCATAGGTTTGCCGGTGCGCGACCGCGACCGCCTGATCGGGTGGCGCGCCGGCATTCATGGCATCGCTCACCTGACCGACGAAGCTCTTGAGCTTGGCGTCTTCGATGTAGTCGAACGACATCGGATTCGTATCCTCGACCCGGCGCAGGAAGTTCGAGGCTAAGATCGCCTCTTCGGGATCGCCGGCTGCAATCACGGTGCGCGACCAGGCGAAGGCGTCGCTCGGGATGATGTTGGTGCGCCGTACCATTTCTACTGCAAGGTTCTGGTATTCCGGGGAGCCGCGCTCGGTGCCAGCGGTCATGCCGCGGAATAATTGATCCATTGCCTTGCGCGCTTGGGTGTCCTTCGGATCGAACGGGATGCTGTTGTTGAAGGCCAACTCGGCCGAAATCCGATCAGCCTCCTTTTTGGCATTCGCGACCCGCGCGTGCTCAATCTGCGATACCAGCGCCGTGTACTGGCCTGGCTCCAGCGCACTGCGCCGGTACAGGTTAAATGCCTGATCCTCAGCATTGCCAGCCGGGATGCCGTCGGCGATGTCCTTGTGCAGGGCGGCCAGATCGTCGATATGCACGCGCTTGCGCTCGTCCTGCAAAAGATTGATCCGCTGGCGCACGTCTGACCTGATTTTCTCCTTGGTCGGCTCGTCGTAATCGGCAGCCGCTAACTGCGCGAGCACATGATCGCCAGAGAGCACATCGGTCTGGTAAGCGGCCATGATGCCACTGACCTCGTTTTCGACCTGGCCTTCGGATACGTCCGAGGCCAGCCGTGTCAGGTAGTGCTGGCGAAGCGCAAACGCTTCCGAGTTGCTGAACAGCTTTTCAGCCACTGCCGTCTGCAACGAGCCCAGAATACGGTTCTGCAGCACGTCAAGCGTGGCCATTGACTCGGGATCGTCACGCAAGACCAGGCGCCGCGCCTGATCGACCATGACTTCAAGACCATCTCTGATCGCGGTGCGCTGATAATCGCGCTCGGCCATCCAAGCTTCGCCTTGAACGCGAGTATCACCCTCAGCCGCGCGAGCACGCGCCAACAGACGAAGTTCGCCGCGTAGCTCCGCTGGCGCCTTCTGCAGCAACCCAGACTGATAACCATCACTCAGTTGCTTGAACTTTTCCGGCTCGCCATTCGCTTCCTGCTCGATGCGCGCATACGAGGATTCGATGTCGATGGATTGCGAGGCGAGATAAGCGTGTTCGGCGGCCGTGTTGTAAGCGCGCCCATACGCAGTCCAATTTCTTTGCCTGACGATTTGTCCGGCAAGTCCGGCTTCTTGGCCAGCCTGTGCACCCTCGATGCCAGCCAGCATCTCGCCCTGCTGGCGTGCCTGACTACTGAATTCGCGCAGCCGGTCAGCGAGCGTGCCGTAGACCGCAGCCGCACCGCTATCCACCTGCGAGGGCTGGTAATACTCGCGGCGCTGGAAGCCTTCGGCCATCAGGCGACCGATCGACCATAGCCGCCACCGCCAGTCGGCTTTGGCTTATTCATGCGGATCTGGGTCACGGAACTGGCGAAGTCGATGATGTTGCTTACCGCGTTGATGGTGCCGATGCGTTTCGCATTCGTGCCAGCGGCGCGCAGGCCAGCCTGGGTCGATGCGCTGGATGCCTGCGCTGACAGCGATTCGAGCGAATACTCGCGAAAGTCCCGATTTATCAGCGCGCTCGGCGTACCCTCGAGCGCCGCACCTGACGATGCCGCAGCGACCGTGCGCTGCGACAGCGCTTTCAGCAGCCGATTGCGCCGCTCGATCTCACGATCTCGCGCAGAGAGCTTCTCCTGTTCCGCCTGACGCTGGTACTCGTACTGCTGCGCCTTACCGGACTGGTAGGAACCATAAGCTGCGACCGCAGACGATGCGGCAGCGAAAACGAACAAGGTTGTTGTGACTGGATCGCCCATCAGTTCATCGCCCCTTCGTACTCAACCGCCAACAGAGTCAGCGGCAATGGCTGCTCCTGGGTGAAGTCGATTGCCTGCAGCAGTCCCCATCCGTTCAGCCGTACCTCGAAGATGCCGCTCAATGCCGCCGGTGCCGTGTCGAGCGCGTCGAGGTCCAGGTACCGCTCCGGCATGGGTCGCCCGTTCACAATGAGCCCCTGCGTCTGCCGCACATGCACCCTGGCCCGGCTCAGACGACTGCGCCGCATCTGCGTCAGGCCATCACCTAATGCGACCGCTGGCGGCAGCAGTTTTACACGCGGCGCGAACCAGCGCCCGATCTCGATGGAGGCGACCGCGGCTTCGGTCGTGATGGCACCGGCCACCGGTGTGCGGTTCAGGAGGATCGCGTTGTCACCGCGCACCCGGCAGTCGATACCGTTCAGGTGCGCCGCCACGCTCCAAGCAGTTTGCGGGCTGCCGGCGGTCACTATCTGCCCATTATCGAGGTAATAATCGAGGTCGTGGTGCTCGATGTACCAGGCATCGGTTGGGGTGCCGGTCGCGCGCCGCACCAGGAAATAGGCATCCTCTCCGAGCAGCGCGACCGACAGGAAGTGGCCGCCTGTTGACCACGGTGTCCAGGCTGAAATCTCCTCGGTGCGCAGCGTGTTGAGCACCGCCATCGTGCCATCCGTGTTGACGACATAGACGTAATTGGTGTCTTCGTCGTTGAGTGACTTCTGCACCGCCATATCGACCGGCGAGTTCAGCAGATGCGCGGCGAGCCGTGACAGGCTCGCGGCCCCATAGGCCGCCTCGACGTCGTTGTAGATGAACTGGAACAAGCCACGTCCGAAGCGGTCGAGAAAGAGCGTCGCGCCCTCGGCCTGTAGCGGCCGCACGCGCGAGCTGCCGTATGTAGTCTGCGTGCGAAAGTTAGAATTCTCAGGCGTGATCGGGAAATCCGGCACGAAGAACTCGGCACCCTCGGTGTAAATCTGCAAGTGCCGGCCGGGGATGATGTTCTGGATCGCATTCACCTGGTCGGTGTCGAGCGTCTTCATGATCGCGTCGTCGTCGAGACCTTCGCCGATGTTGAAGTTGAACAACGCGGTCGATGCCGACAGAAACACGGTCTGCGGCCTGCCTTTGGTGCCGCCGAACACCATCCGCCCCTCGTAGAACGTCACCGTGCGTGGCCAACCGCGAGCGCTCGACCAGGCAGCTTCGGTACGAGCCACGCCGTTCGTGACGGAAGCGACTGCGATGGTGACGGCACCCGAGAGTGCATAGCCGGTCATCAGGTCGTAGTTGCGCGCCGCGCCATTCTGGAACGTCACCCGATACGTGGTGCCAGCCTGGAAGGCGCAGGTCACATCGCCGTCATTGGTGTTCCAGAGCTTGCCGATTGCCTTCGCGATGCGATTGGCGGTCGAGGCCGTGGTGGTGTCGTAGGTGATCGCTTCAGTGATCACGCCTTCAAGGTCGAGTTTGAACTGGATGCCAGTGGTGAAGCCGGTAAAGGTCACGTCCTGCACTTCCGAGGTTGGGGTCGGCGAAGTCGCGTCGTTGTAGTCGATCTGCGGGATGAAATCGAAAGTGATGGTCGAGAGCGTCCACAGCGAATCGGACGTCCCGCGCACCAAGAGCCGCGGAGCATAGTCGGGATGCACGATGACCATCGCATCGGCGGTCTGCGCGAAGCGCAGTTCGCGCGCGACGCTGATCGGATACGGACTCGCCAGGTACGGATTGCCGGAGCCGTTGATGTTCGCGATGACTGCGCCGTTCCTGAAGAAGTAGATGCGCTGCTCTACGAATGCCAACAGGTACTGCACGTCGGTCGAGTTGTAACTGAAGGCCACCAGTTGGCCGTTGCCGGCGACTGCCACCGGGATCTCGTAGACGTATGGCAGGCCACCACGACGGCGCGCGCCGCCGAATGGCAGAATCACCATGTTGTCGCCGATTTCGATCCCATTCGCGTAGTGCTGGATGTCGGCACGCGACTTGAGCCGCGGGTCGAGCACACCCGAGGTCAGGTTCGATTTGAATTGGCTGATGCGTGCCATCAGTTGCGGCAATCGACAAAGGGTGAGGACTGAATCGGCACGTTCGGGCGTTGCTGGGCATCCGCCGCGAGTGCCGCGGCGAACTGCATCCGCGCATCCTGCTGCAACAATCTCTTCAGCTCCGCGTCATTGGTGATCGACATGCACATGCGCACCGCAAGTTCGATCGACATCAGCCGCACGAACGGCGGCGGCAACAGCGATTCGGACACGCGCTCGACGTAATCGACCGCGAGTGCCGTGGCATTCGCGCAGATCGTGCTGCCGAAAATTTCATAGGCAGTTCTGCGTGGATAAACGCCGAGCACCCGCACGCATTGCGCTGGCAGGTCGAACTGATCGGCCCACTCGTTGAGCGGCGCTGCGATCAGGTGCGACAGGTCCGCTTTCTTGACCGCGAAGCGCCACGGTGCCTTGGCCAGCAGATCGCCATAGACCTCATCGTAGATTTCGTTGGCGACGTCGACTTCGAGCTTGTCCTCGGTGAGCGACGACAGAATCACCGCACCGAGTTCGATCAGTGCGCCGTTGACCATCTCGATCTTGCTAGAGCCCATTTATCACCTCACAAGCCGCAGAATGGCCGCACACCGGCTGGTGCGGTAGGGTTGCATTGGAGTCAGCGCCTGACGCGACGCCTGGCACGAATGATCCAGTCATCGTTTGCAGCAGCAGGAGCGCCGCCCACCACAACATCCGGTGCCAGACCTTGCAACGTCAGGATCCCGACCGGCACCAGAATCAGCACGCCGGCACTCGCGATTACTATCGGCGCGAAGCCCTGCAAGGTCAGCGTCCCAAGCGGCACCTGTACCACGCGCGGCGTCAGCACGACCGGAGCGAAGCCGGCGAGCACCAGCGTGCCGAGCGGCACCTGAATGTTGATACCGATGCTCACCACCGGCGCGAAGCCGACCAGCACCAGCGTACCGAGTGGCACCGCAACTGTGCTCGGCGTCAGTACAGTCGGCGCGAAGCCAGTCAGAATCAACGTGCCGAGTGGCACCTGAACCGTGACGCCGGCCTCAGATGAGGGCTTTAGCGGCTGCCAAATCCAGGCCATGTCAGGTCAGTTGCCGGATCGACCAGAGCACCGTGATAGTGCCGGCCAGCGCGTCGCAGGTAACGTCCCAACCGTGCAACAGGAGTAGAGACGGGTTGACCCATATCGGCTGCGACTGAGCGCCAGTCAGGATGGTCTCGTAGACGATGCGCTGCGTGTCGCCAGAGCGAACCTTCTCGTAGATACGAATCTGCAACTGATCGCCAGCAATCATGTCGCTCAAGTCAAGCCACACCTGGAACACGCCGTCGGTCGTCTGCGCATCTCCGGTGTCATAGGAGGTATCTGTGGCGAGCGACCATTCGGTCGTGCCAACTGCTTCGGTGCCGGTAATCAGTTCTACAATCGCCATGTCAGCCTCCGATGCCTATGGCCACGGCGTTGTAGCCTGAATCGGGCGCGTTCTCGCAGCGACCTCGCACCCACAGTTCCCCGCCAGCCGGGACGTGCCACAGGCAACTCGCCATATTCGCGTTGCCTGGCAGAATCGGATTGCATTGTTCCTGCGTCTGACCGGCGTGCATGGTGCGGATAATGATTTGCTTGTTCGTGCCGTCACCGTGAGCAAGTTCTATGAAGGTGCGCTCGGCGGTGATGGTGGCGTTGCTTATCTGATAACCGAGCTGCCACCACCACATCGCCTTTGTCGTTGTCCCCAACGATACCCACGTGCCATCCGCCGCGTTACCGGGTGTGAATGACGGGCCTGCTGAATTGGTGATCGTGCCGATGGTTTCCGAAAACATGCCGACCGGGACCGCCTCTGGGCGTGACGGCTGGCCTTTGAACGTGGCGATGATGAATATCGTGCCGGCCGTCGCGTTGTTGCCCTGCACGCGGGCCGCCACCGACGATCCGGCCTTGATGAACAGTGGGAACACGAACAACGGCAGCGCACCGCCGATGCCACCGCTTTCTCCGCACACGATGTTGCTGATGGCCGCCACATATGCCGTGCCGCCGCCAGGGTCCACGCCGATGTCGAGCAGGTGGTCTTTCTGACTGGAGGCCGTTCCGCCAGAAAAGACCTGTACGGCGAGCCAGTAGACATCCTGCGCGATGTTCGCGCTGGATGCGATTTGCGTCCACGCTCCCTCGGCGTTGGACGCACCGGGGATTACAGAAGTACCAGGCGTCGCACTCGGGTTAGTGCCCCAATTGTAGTAGGAAAAGGAATAGTCCGAGAGTCCTGAAGGAAACAGCATTACCCTGGACCCTCACAACCTATTGTCAAGTAACCCTGAACAGGCCGGAAGCCGACCACTGCAAAGTGAGCGTGTTGCCAGCAGTCGCAGTGACATCCGCCGGCGTGGTGTCGAGCAGGATGTAGCAGATCACCGGATCGACCTGGCTGTTGAAGGTTCCAACCAGGCGCAGCACCGCATAACGAGCCGTGATCGAACCTCCCGAAGCAGTCCACACCGTATCAGTCGCGTCGTAGATCGCGACCGTGGTTGATTGAACCCACGAAGTCCCGGCCAGCGCCTGCCCGCCATTGGTGTAGCCATTCGCAGTGGCAAGCTCGTTGCTCAGGTCCGCATAGACGACATCGGCCTCGTTGTCCGGCACGAAGGTCGAAGTGTGCAGCGTGACGTTGACGGTCGGCGGCGACGACAGGTCAACCGCGCGGGCAATCGCCTCGCGCCAGTTATTAAAAAATGTCAGCGAGGCAGCCATATCGGCGCCCCGTTACGTGAGTGCCGCGCGGACGGCCTCGGCTTTTGCGATCACGGCTTCAGCGGCAACCAGTTCGCCAGCCTTGACTGCGATCTGCTCATTGGCCGCACGCAGTTTCGTCTCGGCTTCGAGCAGCGAATCTTCCATCGCCTTGAGGTTGCGCCGCGCCTTGCGCGTCAGTTCGCTGGCGTCCCTCTCAGCAGCCGCCAGCAGGGCGTCCGCCTTGGCCTTGGCCTCGACTCCGGTCTGCTCCGCGCTCGCCTTGGCGTCCGTGACAACGCGTTGTGCGCTTTGAATCTCGCCCTGCAAGGATTCCAGTTGCTCACCGAGTTGGCGGACGGTTTGTTCGCGCTCGGCCTGTACCTGCATCCCGGCCTCGATCACCTCGGCCGCTTCCTCGGCCCGCGCCCAGGCGCGCCACTGCTTGCCGCCGGCACGCAGCGCGTTCAACGCATCCGCGATGCTCATCTCAGGCTGCTCATCCGAACCCTTTCCGCCCTTGCCCTTGAAGATAGTCACAGACGCCGCCCGTAAAGGGTCACAGTGAAGTTCGTGGTGCCATCGCCACCGGTCACCCGCGGACGAATATAGCGGGTGATCTCCTGCACCTGTTCGAGACGGTTGACCGCCGTGATGGTCAGGGCGTTACCCTGCGGATCGGTCAGCAAAACGTAGTTGCTGCCGTCATTGCTGCCCTCGATGACGACCGTGCCGGCGACCCCGAGCGTGCCCTCGATCTGCACCGAGCGATCGGCATAGTCCGGCAGTTCAGCCGGTGCACCGCTGTCGAGCGAGCTCTGCAATAGCCCGCTCCACTGCGCGGCAACTGCCCGCATGTCGTTGGCGACTACGGTGAAAGCACGGACTGCCACAGATCAGACCCCGCCGACGGACTGGCGATAACGATCCCGAATGGCGAGCTTCAGATGCTCAATCGCCATTTCGAGCTGCGCCATGCTCTTGATGTCGGTGTCGTCTAGAAACAGGTCAACGAAGCCGGCCGTCGCTCCCGCGGTCGCCGCGTATGCCACCGAAGCCACCGTGGGGACACCAACCGTGTCGATGTCCAGCCTGAAGCGTTGCGATGCCATGTCATCACCTCACGAAAAAGGGCCGCCCGGATTGCGCCGGGACGGCCCCGAAGCAGCCCGCATCTCCGCAGAAGTGGGCCAAACCCAGAGCCGTCAGTCGGTGTCGGTCGTCGCAATCGCGAGACCGTCCACGACATCGACTGCGGCTGCGGCCAGCGAATTGACGTAGGTGGACCAGCGCGACGTGATCGCAGTGGGGGCCTTGATCGTGCCGGTCACCGTGGTGCCGTGGATCATGTCGCCAAGTCCTAACTCGCGCGCGGCGGCGTTGAAGTAGCCGACCACCCGCACCACCGTCAGCGCGTCGAGTGTCTGGTAAGTCCAGACACGCGAGCCTGGCGGGGCCGCCGGGTTGGCACAGTGGAGTCCTTCGCGATTGAAAGCCATGGTCTTGCTCCTGTCCTGTTTGCGCCGATTACTCGGTGTACTGCACGCCCTGAATGCCGGTCACGTCGATGCCCACCGAGCAGGCTTTGAACAGTCCGTTCACCAGAAACGACGTCTTTTGCCCGATGTAGTTGATCTCGGTGCGGAACTCGATGCCGGTGGCAAAGCCGACTGCTTCCTCGTGCCACGCCCAGCCCTGACGGATGGCACCTGACACGATCGGCAGACCGCCCTCGGCGCCGACCGCCGTGCGATCGTCGAACACGTGCCACTTGAAGCCGCCGTAGCTGTCGATCGCTCCGCTCATCAGCGCGCGTATGCCGTTGTAATCGGCGCTTGAGAACTGCGACGCCAGCAGCGCCTGCTCAAGCGCACGCGCAGTGACTGCCATGTGGCGCCCCATGCCTGGCACGCCAGCACCGGTCAACAGCCGCGACAGGCGCAGCATCTTGTCGAGGTTGAAACCGGAGGCGGTGCCGCCGACGTTGGTATCGACTGCCGCCGCATTGGCCGCTGCGTCGATGGCGAAAGCGCCGTCGACGATGATCTGGTCTGAGCGCCGGCCCATCGCCATTGCGACCGATTTGGCGAGTTCCGACTTTTCGTCGAAGTTGACCTCGGCCTGGGCGAAGATGTCGGTGTAATCCGACGCATGCCAGTTCTGCATGGTGCCCGGCCGGTTGACGTGCGTGACGTTCATCGGGATGACGTCCGCCTGGATCGCCTTCTGCTTGGCGATGCCTTTGCCGGTGAGGCGGAAATTGACGGTGCTGCCGACTACGTTGCGGCGCACTCGCGTGGTACCGGCCAGCAGGGCCGCGCCCTGATAGGCGTGTTTCACTTCTGCGTCAAATTCCGCTTGCGCGGCATCGGTCAGATAAATGGACATGGCCTAACTCCGTGAGCGAAAAACACTCTGGTTCTTCGCCCCGGTAGGTCCGATGTCATCGGGCCAGGACTTGCATGACTAGGCGTCTGCCAGTGCCGTTGATCTGGCCGGGCTCGCGAGTGCGAGTAGGTCCGGGGATCAGGTGACGCGAGGTTGCCGGTCCCTCGCGCCACTCGTCAAGCCCCCGTTTGGAGTCAGGCAGCGACCGCCCGACCGTCAGCGTCACGACGCGTCGTGCCAAATGCCTTGTCACGGAGCGCATCTACGCGCTTCCTGTACTCTGGATCGATCGCCATCAGCCGCTCGCCGTTTTCGTTCTTGGCGAAGTACAGCGTTTCCCATTCCTGCTTGGAGTTGGCCTGCTGATTTGATGCCGCGGCCTGATCTTCCTTGCTCGCGAACTTCGGTGGCGCAGCCTTACTGATGAGCGCTTCGACTGCCTCGAATGCGGGCGCCGAGGTGAGCAGCGACTTCACACTCGCGGTCTGTTCCGCAGTGAGATTCGCGCCGAGGAAGTCGCCGAGGTCCTTGATGCGCTGTTGACCATTCGCGCCGAGCTTGCCGATTTCCTCGCTGATGGTGGCGTCGCTCGCCGCCCTGACCTTCGCCGCCGCGCGTTCGATCAGCTTGGACACGAATCCTTGATTCAGGTCGCTCTCACGCGCGACCTCGAACAGCGCCAGCACGCGCGGGTCCTCGGCATCGACCTCGACCACACCGTCGAACTCGGCCGGCAGCTTGATCTCGTAGTTGCTGCCCTCGGCTGGCGCACCAAGAATTTCCAGCGGCTTGCCGAGCTTGCCCTCGGCCCACTTCAACTGACCGAATACGACATCGGCCTTGAGTGCCTTCTTCGCAGGGTCCCAATACTTTTCCGGGACATTGGCCGGGCGTCCGTCGGCTCCGGCCTTGCCGAATACCTGTTCGGCCCCCTTCTCGTCATAGCTGAAGGCGAGTCCGTTGCCTTTCGCTGCCGCGGCAGCAGCCGCATCAGCAGACACCCTGTCAGCGGCCTTCTCGGCATCGGTCTTGCCTGCACCTTTGGCTGCGGCTTGTGCGGCGGCATCGAGCAGGTTGTCGGCATCGCTGCCAGCCCCACCCTCGTCTTTAGCGTCATCGGTCATGGTGATTCTCCGGGTTGCCCTTGACGGGCGATTTCTAACTGTACCAACACCTGCCGCACGAGATCCGCGCGGCCTTCACGAATGCCCTGGGCGAAAGCATCCTCGCCAGCACGCACGATTGGATTCGCCCACAGGTTTCTGATCCACAGTTGCAGCAGCCGCTCGCCGGCCTCGGTGTTGAACACCTGGGCGTGGAGCTGCGCGATGCCGAAGCCTTTCGCCCAGGCTTCGCGGGTGATCAGTTCATTGCGGGCCGCCTCGTCGTCGAATACGCCAGGCTGTACCAACCGGCGGGAAAGCTCGCTGTGCATCAGGCCGCCTGGGTCTGCGCAATCCGCTGCTGCGCGGCCTCAGCAGCGCGGCGCATGATTTCCTTGCGCTCGACATCGCTGCGCAGTACCGAGCTATCGACCCCGGCGCGCTTCAGCACCCACTCACCGACGTCCTCGGTCTTGACCGCCAGATGCACCGCCTCATCTCCGAAGCCTTCCTTGACCAAAGCGATACCGGTCTGCAAGCCGATCAACTCGTCTTGATCCTGCGCGCGCGCCAACGGGCTCATGTGCTTCAGCGTGACCTCGCGACCGTCGATACGGAAGTCAGCCATCTTACCGATGCCTTTCAGTAGATGCACGCCACGATTCATCACGCGTTCGATGAATTCCGACTGGATGCGGCCGAAGCTCGAACCGATACGTTGCAGGAAGTCGCGATCCTCGATCAGCACCTCGGTCGCCGACTCGATCGGCCCTTCGCGCCGTCGCGGGTCGCTGAACATGTGCGCCCGGATATTCTTGCGCAAGTCGTCGATTACGAGCGCCGATAGATCAGGCCTAACATCCGTAGTCAACTGCCGCATCGACGGATTCGCCTGATCGTTGCTCATGACCGGGATCATCGCGTTCGGTGAAATGACCGCAGTGTATGGATTGACCACGCTATCGCTGACCACCGTGAAGGCTGGTGCGAGATTGAGTGCGGCACCGCGTAGCAGGAACTCAATCACTTTGTTGATCGTCTTGATGTCCGGCAATGCCGACATCACGGGACCACGGCCCCAGGTCTCGCCAGGGATCGCATTCCAGCGGAACACAATCACCGGTGAACTCTCGCCGTAGTTGCGGCTGTAGATGACCGTCTTCTCGGCCTTCGAGAACACCACCAAGTGATACTCGTCGCGCTTGGGATCATATAGGCAACCGACCTGGAACTCGACCGGCTCGGCCGGCTTGTCGGTCTTCATGCGCCGCCACTTGTCGGGAAGCTGGGCGCCCGGATAGATGCGCTCGAGGTGCGCCGGTGGCATGCGCCGATCCATGAACTCGGTTTCGATCAAGCCGGTCGGGCCTTCCTCGATCGCCAAGTGCGGCGGCGGGATGGCATCGAATACGAAGCCGTTACGTTGCTCGTTGAGTTCAAGCGTGATGGCTCCGGTGCCGATCGCCAGATCCTGAAACGACTCGTGCGTCTTCAGCACGAAGTTCGAGTGATTGATGTAACCGAAGAAAATATCGGTCTGTTCTTCGAGGTATAGCGCAAGCTCGTCGTTCTCGCGGAACTCCTTCGGCAGTCCAGGACCAGGCACCATCTTTGACCACTGCCGCCACGGCGGGCAGATGGTCGCCTGGATGCGCGAGGCGAATTCGTGCACCGCAATCGGTGCTGTTGAGTCGAACAACTCGTGGCCCTTGCGCTGGCCTGGCGTCTGCGTATCCCACAGCTCGCGATCCGGCACCGCGAAGCGGTAGCAGTCTTGGGACAGGGAACGGAAGTGCTCGCGCTTCTCAACCGCGCGATCATAGCGGCCGATCAGGTTTTCGATGGAGCCGACACCAGGCGGCAGTTGCATCACGGAACCTGGCCGATCACACGCCCGCCGCCACGCCGCGCGCCGGCACCTGAACCAGAGCCGCCCCCGCCAAGCCCGCGACCGAGCCCCGTGCGCCCGCCACCAACACCGGGGCTACTCGGTGCCGCCGAGCCGCCCTGCTGATTGGTGCGGCGGATATTACCCGACAGCATCGACCCCCGGCTCGTGGTCTGCGCCCGGATGATCCGGCGCTTGCGCTCGTTGATCGCCTCGTCCTGGCGCGAAAGTTCCCGAGTCTGCGCTGCCAAAAGCGCCTTTTCCTCGGCGGATTTCCTCGGCTTCTTTGCTTTCACGGTGATGTCTCCGCTTACGAAGCGCCTGGGCGAGTTGCCAAGGCGACCAGATCCAGAACGAACGGATGCCGAGAAATGCCTTAACCAGCTCGACGCAGGTGATTGGCCCGATCAGCCACGGCGTGCGCAACTGATCCGATTCCGGCTCCGGCCAAGCCTCGAAAATACGCGCCGTGGCATCCTCAATCCAGGCACGCGGATCCTCGTAGCCTTCAAACAGGTCGAGAATTACCACACGGGCGCGGTCCATCGTAGGGTCGACATGGAGCCAGACCGCACCTTCCCAAACCAGCAGGTAGCAGTGGCGATAGCCAGGACGCAAGAACCGGCACCACCAGTGCGGCACGATCGACTCGGCGCACACCACGAAGTAGCGCCGCCACGGGCCGTCGATCATCCGAACACGTTCCACTTGCCACCGACCGGGTGAATCACGCCCGGCATCGGTTTTGCCCCATGCATGGCCCGCGGGTTCTCACCGAGTTCGAGAAACGCGTACTGCTGACTCTCGGCTACGTGCGAGTTCATGTCCTTGTCTGGCTTATCGCGATACTTTTCGCCGGACACCTGTACCCGCTTGAGGCAATAGCCGCCCGCCAGGGCCTTCCTGAGCTTCGGACAGGTCGGCGATATGAGCACTGCGGGTTGGCCGTCTACGAGCCTGGTGAGCGCGTTACCGACTGCCTCACGGCGCAGCATGAAGTCGTTGGTACGCGCCGGTCGTGCATTGATGCCGTTCGCGCGTAGCACCTGGAACACGGTCTGCTCATCGGTCTGCGCGGCATCGGAGCCTGACGGATCGCCAACGATGTCCCAGATGCATTGCGGATACCTGGCAAGTTCAGGAGCCAGCTCAAGCGCGAAGTTTTTAGCCCCCATGCGGGTAGTGACGAGCTCGTGAAACGTGATGAGCTGCCCGTTTACCAGGCGCTGGCTGAAGGTGGCAGCGGGTGTCAGGCCAAAGTCGAGGCCGACCGTGGCCTCACCCGCTGCTGGGATCAGTTTTTGCTTGGCGCAATGCAGGTGGTCGGCGTATTCGGGATAAACCGGCCTGCCCTCGCGCAGAAAGCCATACTCGCCGTGCACATAGACCTTGATCCAGTCTTCACTCTTGCCGGCCATCAGCCGGTGGTAGTACCCGGCCGGAAGATTCTCGGCATTCTCAGCCCCTGCCGTGAGTCCGCCAGGCTGCGAGAAGAACTCGAATAGCGGTTGATCGGGTCGCAGTAATCCCTCTGCTCGCAGCGCCGCCTCGGCTTGCACGGTACTCTCGATCAACTGCCTACCGAGTTCGTTCGAGGCGTCTTTTTCAGCGAGCGTGTACCACCAGTGATCGGTGTCGGGACTGTTCGTGTCCATCAGCACACCGAACCACGACGGTCCGCCTTGAGCCGCCGATGGATAACGCCCAACACGCGCGGTCAATCCGTCGATCACCGCCTTCGGCACCTCGCGCGCCTCGTTGATCCACGCCCAGGTGAGATCCATCGACAACAGCTTTTTGACGTCGGCCGAACTGTCGAGCGCGATGAACATCACCTCGCAGTCTAAATCGTCCGATTGCAACAGGTGCGTAGGCGGGCCTTGGTCGGTCCAACTCCCAATGTTCGGCGGGATGATGCCATGCCAGGTCTTGATCGTCGTGGTCTTGAGTTCGGGATAGGTCTGCCTGACGATGGCGCCGCGCGTCCTGCGCTTGCCGTCCGGGCCAGGTCGTTGACGCAACGACAGGTCGAGGACATCGACGCAGCAGAGCGTGGACTTGCCGGAGCCGAACGGGCCACGGATGCCGCGTACGAATGCCGATGATTCGAGGAACGCCCGCGAGACCGGCCCCGGCGGGCGGTAGTTAATCCGAAGACTGTCTACGGGTGCCGACAAGGTTCACCTCGAGCTTGAGCCCGCCGCCGATTCTTAAATCTGTCGGCGCATTGGAGACACACTTGTCCAGCAGCGCGCGAGCCGCACTTACCTGTGGCGGGCTCAGATCTACCTTGCCCTCGACACAATCCTGCAACCGATTGACGAGCATGGACGCGCGAATCTTGTCGCGCACCATGTCCTGATGCCGAGGATTGAGCCTCGCACGGCTTGCTCTAGAAGACTTTGATGCCATAGTCCTCAAGCCTCATATCTCTGATTCGATTGCACTTGTCTGATCTGACTCCACGCCTCGATTGACTCAAGCTAGCTGCATACGACGCGTCACACGCTTCGCCCTGCGCCTGGGTGATGGGGCTGGAGCGGCGCTGGGGTTCGCCGCCCCCGCCCCGCCCAATTCAGCGAGGGGGGTCGCTGAATCCTGTCCGAGATAGTCGCGCTCTGGATCGGTGCCGACGTAATCAGCGAGCTGCGGCTTCATCTCACAGTCACGATGCAGGATGTGGCCGATGTTGAAGTTCACATCGGCAAGCGCGAGCGAAAGGCCGAACAGCGCACGCGGTTGTAACAGGCGGCCCTCCATACGCCCAGAGTCGAAATCGCTGCCAGCACTGCGCTGATTGAGCCGGCGCACGTCGTCCACCGCAGCAATCTCCTGCCACGCCCTGGCCAGCTCTACCACCGCCGCATCCCAGCGCGCCGCGGCCCGCACGAGCTGCTGGGCGGCGCTGCGAATGGCGGCACGCGCCTCGAGTTGCTTGGCTTCCATCAGGCGTTCCTTCCTGCGTTTGCAGCAGGTCTTGCAGTAGGCATAAAGACCATGCGGCCCGTGTGAGTGACTCGCGTCCTTCCAGAATTCCGTCTCCGACTTGACCATGCCACAACCCGGACAGCGTTTGACCGCGATCTCAACATCCGGCTGCCAGGCGCGGCCCGCTGCCGTCGGGTAATAGCAATCGCCGCGCAGTTCCAGCAACTCGCGATCCAGACAGATGCGCAGGACCTGGCCGATGGTCGGGAAGCGCACGCGTAATCGCGACAGTGATACCCCGCCGCCAGCGTCGATGCAGAAGCGCAGCACATCCTCAATCACCAGCCCACACACGGCAGGAAGTGGTCAACCCATGATGCCACGAATATCGCCGCGAGCATGATAGCGATGCCACACAGCGCGAGGCGTTGCGCACGATCATCCTGCTCGTCGTCGGTCATCTAATTACCCTCGTAGACATGGCGAATCTGCCTGTTCCAATCGCGCCGGATGAGTTTCCACATCACCCGCTTGACGCGCCAACGCGCCGTGTATTGCTTCCACAGCCAGCGCAATAATACTGGACGAATCATCGAATCGCTCCTACCGCACGCAGAGCATCTTCCGCGCACCGCACGACCGGCGTGTGCGTGAGTGCCAGGAATTCGTTCTGCGCGGCCTGATCCTTGCGCGGATGAGCGCGCGGCATCTTCACTTCGAGCGGTAACCAGCGCCCCATGCGCAGGGTGAGCAGGTCGCACGGCCTGTCGAGTTGCCACACATGCACGCCGCAACGCTCAAGCGCTTCCACGATCTCGGCCTCGTTGGCATCGCGCTTCTTCGCATGGCGAGCGAGACTCATCGCGCCCTCGCCAGCATGCGGGCGACCTTGGTGCCGGCGGGTCTGCGCTTGTGGCTCGCAAAACGTCCTGGCCCTGCTTTCGTCACGTGGCGAAAGCGCCCACGCCCACCAGGCTTGCGAGCCAGTGCGCGCTTGCCGCGTTTCCACTTCCCGTTGACGCGCAGGCGCCTCATACGTCTCCCATGTGGTCAATGCGATAAAGCGATTGCCCGCGGTTGAGTACCGTGTACGAGACCTGGCCACGGGCGCGCAGGCAGCGCAGGATGCGATCCGGTGAACCCGGCGCAACCCTGCCGCAGTGCAGCTCGACGTAGTGGCGCAGCACGTCCGCGTGAAACTCCTGGCCGACGTTGCGCTTACAGAATTCGAGGATCACGCCCCCGATGCGCGACGAAACGCTATCGAGGTGCTGCTTTTGCTGTTCACGCGCGCGCGAGGCAGTCAGTCCGATCATGCGGGTGCGGTCGTCGCGCACGGGAAGCCCGAGGGTTTGGCGACGATGAGCGCGGAAGTCCTCGGTGCGTTCGTCACCCATCGTTGCCTTCCGGCTTCAGTTCATCCATCGCCAGCTTTTGCGCGACCATGGCGTGTGTCGTAAGTTTGCTGCATAACATCTGCGACCAGTCAGCATCGAAAGTCTCATCATCGAATTCGATGCCGATATAGACACTCCTAATTTTCCCGGCCGCGCACTTCTCCATCGTGCGGGCCAGCACAACCTCTGCTGTCA